ACTCAAACGCAGCCTGAACTTCAGTTTGTGCTATAAGTTTTCTTCTAGCTCTAAGTTTGCGGGCTAAGATAACACCTGTAACCGCCCATAAAGATTGATTAGTTACGCCCGCTTCTTCCTCTACCAAAAGGCTCATGGCCTCAGATCGGGATTGGTGGGCTTGGGTACTATTAGTCCTTGAGATTATCTGCCCACGTCTTTGCGAGGTTTCACCCGCCCAATCATTTAATAATTCAGTGTAAAGTTTTTCAGCATTAGGGGCCTCCCCTAGGAAAAAATTATTTAACGCCCTATCTCGGTACGAGGACTGAATGGTTTTGTATCGGTTTTCTAGTGCCCTGGCCGTATCGTCAAGTGAAAAAAGAGGCCCTGGAAGTGCATCCCCGGTCAAGATTGCTTTACGAACCCCCCTTTGGAACCGAGCAAATACAAGCGTCAAAGATGCTGCTAAGACAGCTTCTTGCGTTCTTTTCTCTTCGTCCAATGGATCAATCTTTGGCATTAAAAGAAATCCTCTTCCCAATCATTCTAGAGACTTTATTCTCCCTCAGCATCTCTTGAGTCTTCATCTAACTGTGTGATATCATCTAGACTAGTATCCAAACCGACAGGTATCAGGGTAGCGGGTTGGTAAAGAGTGTCCCCACCTTCAGCAGGATCCCGTCCCGGTATTGCGGTTCGAAGTTCATTAATAGTTTCAAGGTTAAGGTCACGTCTTACTTTAAGCTCTTCTAGCATGCGTCCTCTGACAGCCGTAATCTTGTCAGGGTCAAATGTTAACGTGAATTCATTAAGATCAAGGCCTACCCGAGGGAATAGAAATTGACTGATACCTTGGGCTAAAACATTAAAAGTAGGTATCACAGCCCTATCATACAAATCAAACTTGGCTTGCCGCATGTTATTATAAGTGGAACTATCAGTAGTTACGAGAGGTAGAGGTATTTTATATCGAAGGAAAACCGCCTGAGAACTTATCTTATCTAACTGAGCGTAATCCATGTCTTTATTTGAAGTTCCGACTTCTTTTAGCTCCATATCCTCAGAACTTATAACCGCAATTTTTCCCGTATTCGCAGCCCCCGCAATCTGTTGATTTAATAGATGTTTCCGACTCTCGTGCTCTTCTGGGCTTAGGCTGTCTTTCATTATCGCAACTAGGGATAGCCGAGCCCCATTCTCCAGAAGTTTCGCGTTATGGATGCGACCATTTATCTGTTGTCTGATCTCAAGCGCCGCAGCCAATAATGGAGAATCAGGAATTGTTGACCCCGATTGACTTGAAAAGCCTGATATTCTATATAGTTCCGACAACTCATTTGCTAGGAAACGCCAATTCTTCTTATCGATACTTCGTTTATACGAGTTCTGGCAAGGGCCCGAAGTTACTAAGTATTGATCAGGGTACCTGTCCGCTCCATTTTCTGTAATCGAGATATGCTGGGGCTTAACCCCCCAGAGTTCCACGGGTATAAAATTAATATTACCCTTCGCGCCTATCGGTACCGTTCGAGTTATAAGCCAATTTCTCGCTAAAGCACCAATAAAAGTACGGTAGTCTTCTGCGGGGTTAGGGTTTCGTAAGAGATCTAAGATAGCGTGTTTTTCGACCACACCAGTGTCTTTATGGATTAGAATCGGGCACATTTGCTCGACTTCTTCGGCGATCAAATCAACTGAGGTAGCCACGGCTGAACTTGTCCTATAATATTGAAAGGCTAGACTCGGAGTCAAATTAGAAAGTGAGCCTCCTAATGCAAATGAAAGGAAAGAATCGGGGTTTATTGACACGCCAGTGGATTTGTACTCAAGTTTTCTTTGCTTTTTACCGAAGAGACTTTTGAGGATAGTCATTATTATATCCGTTCCGTAGTTAAACCGTGTTTGAGTATCGCTCAAACCCCCAAACTAATCAAGGTGATTAATATGAGTAAATGTGCCATACTAGCCTTTCTACAAACTTTATCAATAGAATTATCACTTCCGCCGGAGATTCTTCCAGCGCTAGTCGCAGAAGAATCAAGCTTTCGACTGAATGCACTATCACATAAAAACGCAAAAGGGTTGATGCAAATAACCCCCATCGCCGTAAAAGAGGTACACAATCAGCTTTGGAGACTCCCCGAAATTTGTACCATATCGGGTGATCATTATAGCCCGAAAGTTAACCTAACCCTAGGCGCGTGTTTTTTCAAACTTATGTACATGGATTTTAGCGACGATCTAAGTCGTGCTATTATGGCTTATAATGCCGGAATTAGTAGGGTTAATGATTGGGTTAAAACTGGACGTACCTTGCCCAAGGAGACTCTAAACTACCGGAAGAAAGTTATATCGTCACTAGGTAAGCAGGAGATAACTTGCAAAAAGCCCGAAAGTTAGGTACACTGTCCAAACATTAATCATAAAGGAGTGTTCTATATGAGCCGCAAGAAAATATCAAGAAAAGGTGTCCCTAAAATGAGGTGGACCGACGACTACTTAAAAACTCTGTTTGAACTATATAAACGAGGCTTAACTTACGAACAGATCTCAGCCCGCCTCAACGCTAAGTACGGTATATACACTACAGGTAGGGGTGTCCGGGGTGCGGCCTTCACTCGGCCAGAACTAAAAGCAAAAATTGATTCCCACGACCAAACTAGGTCAGGTATTGGTGACATTATAAAAAATAGAAATATAAAAAGAGAGAGAATTTTTATAACTTATGCCACCCCTGTCGAATGGGTACATGATAAAAATGGTAAGCCCATTGAGCCTACTAAACAGACTGCACATAATGGTTTTTTAAAGGCTATTGATACCTTCTTAACTCATAATAAAATGTCAAAACTATACATCATTCCTGGCAGAGGTCACTTACAAGCCTTGCAAACTCAAAAGCTCCAATATGATAATAAGATCATGGAATATCGCAGTAGATTTGTGACTGAAATGGAGATTAACGGAAAACTTAAAATATTTGATGCTAAACTAAACCCTCAACAGATAAACCCTCTTACAGGTTTGCACCATATTCAAGACGGAACCTCAGGGTATCTCTTCCGACAGGAGGATAGCAGCGGCGATATTGGCCGTTATATAAAAAATAAGCGCCCAGGACTGATTATAGGCCACCCGAAACAACTTCAAGAGTTTCAGCCTACTGGTAAGTCGACGCTCCCAAGGCCAATAATTTCTACAGGTTCTTGTTGTGTGCCTGATTATCAAAAGGATCAACGTATAGGTAAAATAGCCCACTCAATGCATACACTAGGCGGCGTGGTTATCGACATAGTTGGTGATTACTATTTCCCCAGAGTTGTTCAAGCAAACCTAAAGACTGGGGAATTTGTTGACGACGGTATTCGGTATTTGCCGAACGGGAAAACCAAAAGAGAATCAGCGTTATTAATCAAGCCAGGCGACAGACACTGCGGGGAGTCGGACCCACTGGCGATGAAAGCTCTTTATGAGATGGCTCAGAGGTACAATCCTGCTGAAGTTATCTGGGAAGATTATGTCTCGTTCGGTTCTATTAACCCTCATATCAGGAAAAAACCGACCTCACGCGCTATGATGCCAAAGTACTTTCACTCCCTAGAAGCTGAAATGGCTATGGTCCATGCTGAAGTAGCTAAAGATATTGCTAATTTTCCAAAGAAGACCAGACACATTGCTAACTACTGTAACCATCATGCATGGTTAGATGATTATGTTGACCAAGGAGTCTACAAGAAAGAGTTTTACAATAATGAACTAGGTGTAATTTTTGACATAGCAAAACAAAGAGGCATTAACGTGGCCCAATTGTTTGCTGACTGCGACACTGAAGACCTCCTAGATGCTGTAGTCAACGGATTCGAGTCTGAAATGGAATGGCTAGACGGCACAGAGGACTATAAGGTAGAGGGGGTTGAAAATGGTGAACACGGCCATATAGGTATGCAAGGGGCGCGAGGGTCTAAAAATTCACACTACTTGGCTCATGGTAAAGCTAACGTCGGGCATTCCCATAAAGCCAGTATATACAACGGAATTTTCACCACAGGCGCTTTGACGACATACAAGCAGGAATACGATAAAAGACAGCCTATGACTAAGACCCACTCGCATATAATACAATACGCCGGAGGACACCGGCAATTAGTAACCGAAGTTGGAGGGTTTTGGAGAGGTAACTTCAATTGAAATGAAAAGGCACTCATAAGAGTGCCTTTTTCTTTAGTCCTCGCCCACCATGTCTCTCAACGAAATTCAATAATATCAACCTGTTATACGATTGTGCTAAAGGTTTTCTGAGAATTGCCGATAGGTAATATGTAACTGGACCGAACAAAGGAGTTAGCAGTGGCACAAATGCTTAACGAACCGATAGCTTGTTTAAGTCCATTGATGAATAAATTAATGATCTGCGCAGCATGCAATATAGCCATGCGTTTTTGCGCCCCCGTTTACGTTGTAGGGTCGTCCATTATTTATGATAACCCATTGGATATTGATATAATATTGGTTGTTAGCGAAAAGCAATTCAAGAATTTAATTGGTACTACTGGAGAAATTAATACCGCTTATATCAATAACGAACCATCTCCTGCCTACCTGAGGTGGGCGAGGTTTACAATGAAGCAGAAGCGATATTTTGAAGAAAGGGTGAGTGAATGGGATATTGATTTCAAAATAACAACACGTAAACAATTTTTTAAAGTCCAAGGTCGAAAAATCCGACTCGATGTATTTAAGAGTATTTTTTAACTATACTGAACAAAAGAATTGAAAATGTCAAAAATTAATCCTGAACTACTTGATACAAAAGCAACACACAAACTGAAAGACGGTACCCCTATTAAATTATTCAAGTCCTGTGCCGAAAGATTTGATTTCGATGGAAATTTGTCCGGAACGGCCGAAATCATGGACAGCTCAAGTAAGGGGAAGTGGACTTCTGTTTCGTTGAAAGAATTAATCAAAGTAGAATGCTAACAAAGGAGTTAAAAATGTCAAATATGAAAAAGATCACCCGGCAGAAATCAGCTTTATTAAGTAGGCAAGCAGAAGAAAAAACCTGGCTGTATAAATTTAACCAATGTATTGACCCCGGCGCAAAAGCCGAGCTTCTGCGGAAGGCGAGGCTGGCGGGGAAAGAGGTGAGGATCCTACAAGAGAAATTAGGGCTTAAAGGTGATAAGATCCTCAAGGCCTGACTCTAATAGACGAACGAAGGCTTCCTCTTCTCGGCATCCCATCCTGTACGACATGCCGCCTATGTCTAGGATGGCATGGATGCATTCATGGATGAGAGTAGTTTTAAGTTGATTGGGTGGGGTTGAAATATCTATTGTTATCTCTAGATCGTCGCGATTAAACTTACCCTGGTCATCCTCTAGATCCGTAAAAGTTATTTTTACCTTCTTACCTAGTATCATTACGTGGTTAGGTATGGATTTCTTTTTGCTCATAGTTTACCCTTAGGATTTGTGTATTTACTAATTGCCAACCGAACCGATGGCCGGCTTATATCAATTCCTACCATATCGGTCGTATAAGAATCGGAGTATAAAGACTCTAACTCATCATAGTCCGCGTCTGAAACTCTTAGTTTTTCATGCCAACTTTTATGAACTAAATCAGGCCTATAGTACATTAATTTACATTCGATCAATTTCCACGATAGGCCAATTTGAGGATCAATATCTAGCCCGCATTCGAATAGTAGTTGATCGTCTGCTAAGGTCATAGAATGCCCTTAGATTCTAGATATACCATCCATGCGTCTAATTCCTTCTCATATTTCGATTCATCAAAGTTAATAGACTTGAATTTCATTCCAGTATCCAACCACCAGCTTGCTGCCTCGGTGTAGAGATCATGGGGGCATTTGTGAGCCCCTTCAATTTCTTCTAGAAACTCTTTGAGCGGGCTGAAGAATGAGACTGAAGTTCTTTTCGGAAAAAACATAGCCCATACCTGTTTCATTTTACCCAATTTTATAGTAGGGATGCTTAGACTCTTCGATAGGTCTTTTAGTTTCTTTCGTTTGTTTTTGTCTTTAATTCTTATCTTTTTCATATTCCTCTCCTGTAATATCTCTGTGAACTACCTTAGTTAGTCTCAACAGATTCTTTTTAGTTGCTAAGTTCGAAGCTTCTAAGGCGTTGACTCTGTAAATAAGTACCGAAACCGTAGTCGCTAGTATAATCATGCTTAAATTTGTCATGCGTAAAACCCGCCTCCTGTTTTTGGCCAAAATGCCATAACGATAGCATCAGCCATATTGGGCGATTTAGCTCCGTTTGGTTTCTTATCGATCTTAAGTCTACCCTTGCCGTCATACTCAAAGACTGGGCGGCTGAGTTCGTTTACGATTTCGTGAAGATACTCTAAATCACCCGAGAGTACAATCAAATTTTCTACGTCTTCTATGTTTACTTTACCAGTCTGCAATACCCTGTAACTGTTGTAGAATTTTCTCCTGAGTTCCCACCACGCTTGAGCCTTAAGATTCGAATAAAAGTCTTTGTTCTTAGGCGAATCGGAGTCGCCTGCAACCACTCGTCGTTCGGGGAAAAAAGCCTTTGAAGCTGCGTTCCAGGCTTTCGCCTGTATTTTACCTGTATCCATTTGGTTGAATGCGGCCTTAACGCCCGCCCCCACACCGATAGAATCATAAGAAATATGAAGAACTTTCTGTTCTCCGCTGTATTGGATTGCTTTTTTGGCTGTTTGGAATGTGTCACCTTTACCCCACTTTTCGACAAAGTCTAATTTAACCCCATTTCGGGAAGCGTAGGCATTGAGATCGCCACCTTCATCGGCAACATCAAGTCCAGCAAATATTTGGCCCGATGTGACCATGGGTACTCTTAAATGGAGATCAATCGCAGCTTTCACCCATTCTGAAGGTATTACGACATTTTCTACAGCCCCCGAATAATCCCTATCAACCTCTTGTTTAAAGATGTGCAGAAGGCCCTCGGCCTCCGCCCTGGCTCTTCTTTTGTCATACCATTCTTGATTTTTATTAGGGTGGTCGCGCCAGTCAAAAATAAAAACTCTAGTGTTACCACTTTCTATCTCGCTGCCTGGAGACCATATGGTTCCTTGTTCGCGCTTTCTATGATAAACATTGCCGGTACCATGGACCGAAGATATGTCAATCTGGACATTCGTATTATCCCCCAAAGAAGCCTCAACTAATTCAGGTCTTTCGAACCACGCGCTTTCATCTTTGAAGAAAATAAGCTTTCTACCACCACGGCCAATATTATCACCGGCTTCCCCGGTAATAGTTGATCCGTTTTCGGGGTTAATTATTTTCATATAATTAGCGTGTTTTTTCCGCTCGTAGCCCTTTGGTCTAAGGAACGGCGGCAAAGTATCGAGAGTCATTCGTATTTTCTCAAAGATACTATCAGGGTCATCAAGGCGATCAACGTACATCTCTTTTCTAGACCCCCAACCTATCGATGCCCCTTCCCGAAAAAGGAATATCCAAGTGGAGAACGCACAGGAAAGCCAAGTCGCGCCCATATCACGCGCTTTTTCAATTAGGCCATTCTCCTCATCGTCCAAACAGCCTTGTAAGAAATAAACTAACTCACGCTGCCGGGGGAAAAGGATGAAGGGCATAAGGGTGGGTATTTTCTTGGAAGAATTTCTAGGGTCATAAGTACAGCACCAGTCCTCAATAAACTCAGCGGGCCGAGTCTTATAATACTCTTTAGCCCCAATAATAAACTTGGGGTCCTCTACCATTTTTTTGATTCTAACAGCACGTTTAGAAAACTCAGCACTGTAGTCGGGAGGCCAGTTTACTTCCACGCCCCACCACCAAAAGCTCTAACTGCCCAGTACACTATGTTAGCCCGCGTACGATTGACACCCGCTTCCAACATCGTGTGGTAAAAAATATTATCAGCTTGTTTTCGAGTGAATTTACCTGGATACGACATCCAGTGCCCGGTAGTGGTACGCGCCATAAAAAGAGAACTCTTCATATCCCCACTCTTGCCGTAGATAAAATCATGCACGGTAGCAGCAGCCCTGTGAAGGCCATCCTTACTCAGACCCAAAGGTGTCCAGAATATCCTAGGTATAGAAGCCCCATCGTACCTAAACCCTTTTGGGACGATAATCCTATATAATTTACCGGATCTACCCCGCCATGTGTAAACAAAAGACCTTGAAAGTACGTAAGTGCCCCTCAAAACGGGAATGTTTTCAGGCTGTGGGTATGGTTTTTTATCTTTATTTAGGATTATCATAATCATGTATCCGTTTCAAAGAAAGTTAGATCTTTAAGGTCTATAATCGATTGGCTCGGGACTACCGCAAAACCCAATAGAATCGATTTAGCTGTAGAATTTACATCATGCCGAAGTGTGAACTTGTATCTACGTATACCGCTTGGGACTAGAAACAAACTGAATTCCCCATTAGATACAACAGAGGTCGCTATAAGTCCAGGTTCAAGCAAAACATCATCTACAAATACCGGCTGGCCCGCAACACCAATTAATTCAACATCAATCGCAGCGTCATTAATAGGAGAAAAGACCCCATTAATATCTAAGACCGCGCCCTGTACATTCGTCAAAGAGGGGGTTATCACTTCTGGTATATTAAGATCATACTCTAGTCCAACTGTGAATAACTCAGGAGATAATGTTCTAGCTGCATTAGACATAAGGCAAGCCCTAATTTTTACTTGTGCCCCGTCGTCTATAGGTAAGCTACTCTTATTTGTAACTATCTCCGCCGCTGTGTTGGATTCGGCGGGGGTGCCATCGGAAAGCACCCAATTGGCTCCATCATGCCAAATATCTACCCCATCTGTATTAATAGTATATGCAACTGAAGTCCCTGCCGCAGGGCTAGCCCCAAGAAACTCAGTAAAATCTACTAAAGTATCCATAGAGGCAACCAAGCTACTTGTAATCGCGGAAACCACTGGATAAGCTAGTGCGGCATATCCAAAAGTCGCGTCCCCTGATGAACCCTGAACCGCATTATTTGCTTCAAATATTACATCGACACTCATAGTATCCGATACATTCGGGTGGGTGGTCAAGTTTGAATTTATGTCAGCCGCTAAAGAAGACTGCGCAAATGTGCCATCGGAAGTCGCCCATGCAGCGCCAGTCCAATAGTGCCCATTTACTGTCCACTGTGTAGCCCCGACTACCGTAGCAATAAAAGAACTGAACGCCGTTACGGTATTTGTCTCGACTATATCAGGCAACTCAACCGTAGTCTCTAAAAATAAAGGAGGCACTTGGAAAGGAGTATAGCTAGCAGCGGATGTATGTTGGGGTGTGTTAAAAATAAGAAGGTCATCAATAGTGCCATTGACTCCTACCGCTGGTGTACTGAGGAAATCATCACCTACTCGGATAATTCCCTGAGCCCCTATGGTCCCCGTGCCACTTTTAACCCCATCAATATTAACCCCGTCTATAAAAAGTCTATGCTCCCCTATATCAGCATCCCAGTTAAGTTCAATCTCATTCGGTACGCCTGCGGTTGGGCTGAAAACATTCCCAGTTTGGTCAATCATAATTGTGGCACCAACTGAATCAAGAATATCCAACCGTAATAGGGTGCCATTATGCTGGATTCGCACAAGATTATTAGTGTTATCTTCAGCTGCTGAAGACACGAAAAAAACCTGACCCGATCCGGCTCCGTTATAATTAGAAGTAAATGTAAACCTAACACACCCTTTGTTACCAGTAGGCATGTTCGCGCCACTATAAGCAACTCGACCCGAAGTTACTGGGAGGTTTAGAACTCCCCCAGAAACAGTTGCACTACCACTAAGAGTGCCTGTCAACGTTCCATCGCCCCAAATACCATCTTTAGTGAGAAAGCTATTATAGAAAGTAGAATTAGTTAGAACTTGTAGTTTTTGTTGGACAGAGCCCCCAACGAACTCAGCCTTTGCGCTATCAAAAGTGAACCCGGTGTCATCGGCAAAATCTTCATTCCAACTAAATGGAGAAGCGGCTCTGATCAACTGTGCGCGACTATTTGCGATTGAAATTTCGCTTGAATTAAAAGTAAAACTATTGGAGTTATCGTATCTTATATCAACCGATATAGTCATATCCATTACCTCATAGAGTTAAATTATTCAAATTGCCGGAATGTCATGCCGACAGTGACGTCAGTCACTGTAGCCAACGAAGTAGCAAATATCACAAGCACCTGGGAGTTATCAGAATCAAAATTTTGGTAAATAGTATTGTGAACATTCTCAAAATGACCCTGGCCCTCCCCTAAACTAGGGCTAGTCATACTCCCCTGAGACGTAGCTGGGACAAGCCCCGTTTCTACTATACGCACGGGATTACCTGTAATCCCAGATATATCAGTGCTAAACTCCACCGCGCTATCGGGCCCCACATCAGTCCAAGTAGCTGTTATAGCAGAGGGGTTATGCATGTTAACTGTCTCACAAAATACCGCTTCAGCTTCAGAATACACCCAGGATGATATGAGTCTAATCTCAGCCCTATTGGGCAGCCCATGAAGAGTATCTTTAAGCCTGATCGCCATTATAGGCTGCCTAACCGTGACCGAACGCGTGGCTATCCCATTTGATCGAGATAGGTCAAACGCAGGGAGTGAATAGCCGGCATTGGATACCACAACGCTGCAAATTTCTTTCATAAAAGAAGTACTGGCGCTCGTGCCCACGTTTCGGATCTCAAAACGAACCGGAAGATTCGGATCTCTCATAAAAACTTTATCAATACTATTAACATTTTGAAATTCATGAACAAAGATTGGGCCGGAATCCAAACCTAAATCAAAACCAAATCTGACGCGTCCCACCCCAAGCCACTGTAAATCAAAGAAAAGTAGCTGGGTTTTACTAAAATCAATCGTCACCCCACTTGGACCAGTACCGTCAAGCTTATCAATATTCCACTCTGACCGTATCTTAAACTGTGTATCAACGGGGGAACCGCTCGTGTTTGTTCTTATAACAAGGCGCTCATCGTTCTCGTTTCTCTCGAGAAACACCCCATTGTCATCATTAAAAAGACCTACTCGGCTAACAACATTAGCCTTTTGGGGCCCCATAACAAAGGTGTATTTAGCCTCATGGCTCTTACCCGGCGCATACTGAGGATGGACTAGGCTCTGCCTAATCGCGTTATCTCCTGAGGCCGTACCGACTTCAAGCTTAACGGCGGACTCATTTATTAGGTAAGAAACCGTCCCACCACCACTAGTGGACTCCGCCCAACGAGTGGAGTGTTCTGAACCAACATTTTTGTTATCGAATATGGTAAAAGGGCCACCAACTTTTTGCAAACCAAAAGCATCTCTAGAGTCCTCCCCGGATGAGGTCAAAATTGCCCCTTCGGCGGTTACCTTCACATCTGAATATTGTTTATGGGGTTGGCCAGGGAGTCTAGGATTTGCCCCAGCAAGTCTAAATCTTCCGAGTAAAAATCTAAGCATTATTCACGCCCCACTCCCATTCAAGGGATTTTACTACAGTTTTCCGAATTTCCTCGGGCTCATTATTTACATCGTAACTTATACCATCCGCAACGCAAAAATTCCCTCGTGGGCCAGTGCCCATGCAAGTGATTGATTTAGCGAGGAAAAATAATGGCCGGCCAGATAAGTCTTCTAATTCTATGAACATACAAAGCCTCCTACGACTTGTTGGCATTATACTTTCATTTTCTTGCTAAGTCACGTAAAAGCCGGCGGAATGCAAAATCCGAGGGGTACTTCTCCTCAGCATGCCTTGCAATATCCATTAAAATGTCAGCGTAAAAATATGACCATGCCTCGGGGCTGAGTTTAGCCCCGGGCATGCCATCGCCCCATCGTATCTCTATCTTATCAATACAACTTGGTTTTTTCTCTACATCGTCTCCTACCACATCATATACCTCCCCGTAAAAAATCTTTTATGAGCTCAGGCTTAGAAAGATCAATCAGAAAGTCTGACCCTAAAAAACCCTCAGAACGACCGTCTCCCCAGAATGAGGCAGAAAACTTCCTTTCACTATTCTTAGACAGAAAACTAAAAGTAATCTCCTCAATTGAGTTTACCTCAATTAAGGTGGGCACTTCAAGAAAACTGGCTAGAAACTTTTCGGCGTTCAATACTGCCCTACCCCCGCTCGCGGATTTTTGTCTAACCAGGGTTTGGATGAATTGTGCTAATTTTCTATCCTTACCCATCCTCTAATTCCCCCATAAAACACTTGCCCGAACAAAATATGTAGGTTACTCTAGTTGGCTTCTGATTCTCTGTTAACGAAGAGAAAAAACAAGTGTCTGGATCATCTAGTATCTTCCTACAAGCATTACTATCACACCATGCATTCTCAACTTTCTTCTCTAGCCCCAAGACTTCTAAGGCACTAAGGTTACTAGCCATCTCACTTAATGTATATGCATTTACGCCTTCACATGTAAGCATGCCTTTTACTCCTCAACTTCATAATTTCGAACGCCACGTCGACCGTGCTTTTCTAAGACTTTGCGGCACTTTGAGCAAACACCGAGCACCTCACCTTTTCTAATCTTTCCCTTAACTTGGAACCTACCGCACCATTGCTCATGATGTTCAAGTCTGCCCGCGCCTTGACTACTTTCATGTATTTTTACCATAATAATTCCCTTTCATTGAGAGCAGAGTGTATCACTGAATACTTGACTTCTCAACCCCCCTTGACGTATAATCCGCCTAACTCGAAAGGAATAAAATGAATTTACGACAGTTCAAAATAAAATATACCACTAATATATTTATACTTTGTGGATATAGTATCAAAAGAACCCAGAAGGTCACAGGCATGTGGCCTGAAGAAATCAAAAGATATCTAAGCATAGACCATAAAATTAAAGCCGTGCCAGTTGGCCCAATTCAAGTAGACCCCTGGAAAACAGTAGAGCGTAAGCACGTCTTATCAGTGTATAAACACTTTGAATACCATAAAACAGCGGCTCAAACCGCGCTAGGCATAAGCGGTAGCGGACTGTCGTTTAAACTCAAAAAACTTGGGGTGTTAAAGCACACGTTGACTCACGCAACACCCATCCAACTGTTTAAATCAGCTATGAATTTTAAAAGTATACATGAGTGGTTTGACGCAGACCCTGATGAAGTCCAGGCCGCGTATAAGGCAGGTATCACTGATGAAATCAAAAGGGAATTGGGGTGGTAGCCTATTTGAAACTTCTAGTCATTCCATAGAGTTAAGCAGTTTTTCTAAAGTTATTCTGTCTTGTGCCGATAAAAGGTTTGGAAGCGAGGTGTGGAATGAATGCAATTGACACAAAAGGGAGCAAGTATGACGCGATATGTATTTGAAGAAATTAAAGTAAAAAGAGTTAAGAAGTTTAAAGATGCTGAGACTGGTAGAAAAAGGCAAGTAACACGTACTTTTTTGCAAACTCTGAATCCTTTCAATGTGACCCCCGAACAAATCCCAAAATCAAGAGATCAAATCTTGACAGAAATAAATGAAGAGGCAAATAGATGGGTGCGATCTAATAGTTTTGAAAAACGGGGCACTTTCTAGCCATGGTAGCCTATTTGAAACTTCTAAGCACTGTTTTGTCTCGTGGCCTAAGATCCAAGGAATGTCTGTATTTATCAGGCCAAGTGCTCCAGATAAAACAATTGCCTGATATGAGCGTGGAATGGAACTTCACCGTTAACGAATATATATCGGCTAGGTATGGTCATCGATTCCACAAAAGTTACAAATCGACTTGGGGCTCTGATAACTTCGGCATAAAACTGAGAAATATCAGAACTAATATACGTGCGAACAGAGAGGCATCCTTAATCGACAATGAGCATTCTTTGTTTTTCCATGTCAACGGAAAGCGTCTAGATTTGTCAGTTCACTTGAACTCTGTGGATGTACTCGACGCCCTCCCATATTGGTTAGCCGCAATCGGCCTTGTATGGCGGGTGCTGTCATATGAAACAAAAGTTCCGCTCGGCAATCTAACAGTCCTTATCGGCCACGCTTGGATACCCAAGGCCGCAATGATAGAGGCTAAGACAATATTAATAGGGCCGGTGCCTAAAACTCAAACAGTTACTATAAAGAAAACGGCGGGTAGGAATTTCGCTGTGAAGAATTTTAACCTAATAAATCAAATCTAGTCGACATTGTAGATTATTTAGACAGAAGAAAGAAAGATCTCAGTGATTTTGGGGTATTTCAAAATACTTCTAAAGGTTTTTGAAATATTGACGATATAGTAGTTATCAAACACACAGGAGGCTATTATGATGATGTTAAAAATCAATCCAGAACTATTGAGCAAAAAAGCAACACATGAAATGTTTGATGGTACTTTGGTTAAATTGTTTACTATGGATGAATCCTTTGATTTTGATGGAAGAAAAGTGGGCACAGCAGAAATCATGAATGGTGCAGATAAAGGTAAATACACAACAGTTGTTATTGAAGAATTAATTGTTATCTAAATACTAAAGGCCAAAAATGAGCTTAATCTACGTCGGTCAGTTAATCTTCGAAGAAATCACCGAGACTTGAAATTAGAAGTAATTGCTTATACTTCTGGCTTGCCTCGACTGGGCTTATATCCTTAGAGATCAAAGGGATTTCATCCTGCCCTTTATGTGTAATGGTCTGCTCGTCCTTGTAGTCCCGTCTAAAGTTATTTTTCATCATGAACTGAAAAGTCCCTGACTTATGATGCCCAAGATCACCTTTTGATGCGTCCCGTCCTATATTTTCCCAATAGGCTTGCGAGCACATCGAGGCTACCTGATAGGCGTCCTCAAAGTCCTCGTTATAATCTGGGCCCCCTTGAGCCAAGAACGCATTAAAACGGCGCTTTGATAGCCCAGTGACAAGTATTATCTCATTACGAGTGCCCCCCGATTGCCCGGCGTCCCGCATCGCCGCCAACATCCAAGGTTCAAACGTCTTCAAAATTTCTGTGGGCAAACACATTTGCCCGTTATTATCATACGGCACAATAACCCCCTAAAAGGGAAGTATATTGCATAAAGGTAGGGAAATCAAGAGGGTTCTATTTTAAGAAGCCCTAGGCTCTTAGCGTAGTTTTCTATGTCTTCTAGCACCCCCGAGAATCCTAGGCCTGAGAGGCACTGGTGGCCCTCGTTTCCGTACCGCGCGATAACTGTGGGGAACTCAGGGATTATTTCACAGTAATACGCATCAAACCTTTCCCGCCCGGAATCATATGTGAAGGTAAACTGGCCCAAATACACACACTCCTCACAATCGTGGTGAAATCGTTTCGCTCTGGGGTCATTCTCATGATCAAAACAACAGGGGGTCTTTGGGATAACATGAGTCTTACCATCTTTTACACGTACCAAGAATCCGCCATCAACGGAGAAAATTCCTATTTGGCCCTCTTTGATTTCAATACCATCCATAATAATTTCCTTAAAATGAAATAGGGTGCCGGCCACAATTGACCAGCACCCTTTCTTTGGAGAAAATCAAGTCGAAAGCATCAACTATAAACCTCTTATCGGTATAAGACAGAATAACTTTAGGCTTTTATTGTAACTCATTGATCACTCAAGTTTATTACTTTTAGCTCTATTCTCTTTTGCAGTAAGGATTTGCAAGTTCCAAGGGACATGTAGCCCACTCACCGTCTTACCCTGGAGCGGATGAATGTGGTCAACATGATGGGCAATACCAGTGAGGTCTGTGAGATCCCCAGCGAGAACATAGAAAGCAAGCATCTCTCTTTTATGGGCATAATAATTGCATTTTTTTCACCTATACCCTCCCTTTTTGTGCTAATGTACCACATAAGTAACCCCAATCATAGGAGATATATTTTGTACACATACAGCACTAGAAGTAAAAAAGAACTTAGCACCGTTCACAGGGATCTACAGTTACTTATGGAAGTAGCTCTAAAGATAGGGTTATTTGACCTAACAGTTATCAAAGGCACTAGAACCTTCTTCAGGCAGAAATTCCTATTTGCAACTGGGGCAACAAAGACAATGGATAGTAGACACCTTACCGGTCACGCGGTGGATATCGGTATCTTTAAAGGTGGTAAGATCGATTATGAGGATGAACAGGCTTATTATGTCTTGGCAGGTCTTATCTACACCCTAGCCGCTCAATTGGGCATTAAGGTGCGTTGGGGCGGGAATTGGGATAAAGATACCGATATGAATGATCAAAACTTTAACGATCTAGTCCACTGGGAACTTGTTTAATAAACACGTCTTTTTGACGATGCCTAATTTAAGCCCACATCGTTGCTTTCCCTGATTTAAACCCATGTCGATAAGCATTGTCAATCGCAAGAAAAAAATAGTGCCATTCCCGCTCCGTTAATTGCGCGTCTAATGCACCTATAGGTAGACAGCCCTCAATCAAAGAAATTCTGTCCTCACTGTGGTAAAAGTCTTCAAGTAATTTTTCTTTAGCAGATTGCTTGAATTTAGCAAGATTCATTTTAATACTCATAGGTATTAATCTCCATTGGTTTATTTTCAATTTCAATTATACTTATCGGTAGAGCTCTGGAAAACTTTAGCCCCTAATAGGGTTTGAGGCCACTGAGGCCACATTTTGACCACCAGTAAATAATTTTTGCCCGAATTCGTTAGTGAAGCCAGGGGGTTAAGGAAAGTGGCCTCAGTGGCCAAAAAATACCCCCCTTTCAAACATATATAATACACATATACCCCATATTCTATTTTTTCAATCTAAAGTCTTTAAGAAATGAATAATGAGGCCACTGAGGCCACTTTGCTCTAACCTTTTGACGTTAATAGGTAATTCGGGATTTTCGGTGGCCAGTGGTGGTCAAAAAGTGGTACAAGTGGCCTCAAACCCTATTAGGGAGGCCACTTTCGGCCACTTCGTGTCAATATATATAGCCTCTTTTCATACTCACGGCACCTATTAGGGGCTGACAACCTCCCTAATAGGGGATTGACAGTTACCTCTGATCCCGCTAGTATCTAGGCAGTACTTAACTAAAAGGGTTTACATATGAAGAAAGAGATTAGATTAATCGACGGACAAGGACGGGTCACTTTAGGAAAAAGCTGGGCAAGTAAGGTTGTATCATTAGATATCAATGGGTCGGTTATTACTATCAGGGAACAAGTAGTAAAGAATGTAAATGAGGGTGATTTTTTCGACAGCTAGTCAGCCATGAAGTCTACAAATTCTGGGTCTACTGGGACGAAGCCCCTGGACCTAACACCGTTTTCTTGGTGTCTTGACCATTGCCAACCTATTGCATCAAAGTGTCTTTTCATTGTCTGACTACTGATCTGTCTAGTGGGGAATTCAATTCGGAACTTGCGCTTAATATCGTCTATTTGAATAAAAGTTACGCCCGCTGCTATGCGGCCATTAAGGTAGTTTTTAACGCTCTCTTCGAATGCAGATACAACACGTCGGCTTTCCTGATACCGTTTTGCTAAGGCCATAACTTCATTCGAGAACATTAGGAACTTATCCTCTTTACCCTCTGCATTATATAGATGCATAGCCTCGGCAAATATTTGATCCCGCACTAATTTAAGTTCTTCAATTAGAAGTTCACCTGTTTGCACAGGTAGGAAGCGGCGGTTGCCTGTAGTATCTTGAAGATAAAACTCATCGTTAGTTGTACCAATGAAAACGCAACCCCTGGCTACATCTTCGGTAACGCTACTATATGGCCTACGAAATCTATCGTGGGTTTTTGTGACGAAAGCTTTTAGAGTGTTGGGGTCTTTTTTGGCGAACCTAGATAGCTCGGGGAGTTCTATTAACCATTTGCCCTCAAGTGTCATTGCCATATCTTTTTTGTTGCCGACTGTTAGCGGGTCCTCATCTGAGTCCCAAGGTGAAGCCAGAACTTTACATAAGGCGGATTTACGTGACCCTTGGGGTCCTTCCATTATGAGCATGTAATCGGATTTACAGCCAGGCTTAAACGCACGTTTTACCATTGCTTTGATTAAGTGGACACCGATTGCCCTTGTGTAAACACTGTCCTCACATCCTGTATATTTTGGCAACCATGTATCCAACCGATTAACCCCGTCCCACTCACGATTATTTAAGTAGTCTCGGATCGGATGTTTTTGGAATTCTTTGCGGGCTAAAGCTGACTTAAATGCGCTATTAAACCGAGCCTCTGGGAGCTCATATCCTGCGCGGGCAATGTGTTCATGGAAGGCCTTTTCATGATTATCTGACCAATATCTAGCCTCTTGTGCCCAAGGTAACCCCCCATTAAATTTGATTAAGTGGTCATTTATGTCAAGGTAGATATCAGTTCTCCGTAAGAAAAATCGGAGCACTTTACCTGAATTGACAGTGTTTACTACTGCGTCATCGTTTCTGTCACGTTGAAGCGTATTTTCAAACTTAACTAACTCATTGCCGTTGTCGACAATGACTTGAACATCTGCAAAATCATCCGTCGCCCTGGCCTTTGGTATTATAGCCCCTACGGTTTTCATAATTTTTTTCAGGTAATGGAAATTTATGGCTCCGTCAGTGAAGCCGCCCCAAGTCCTTCTGCATTGACCAGATTCGTAGTCACTGTCATATTTTGGGTCCGTCCGAGTCCAGTCGACCCATAAATCTAGCGCTTCCTCCGACCCCCCGCTACCGGAATGGACCGCCATACCTACATTCAACCAATCGTCTCTGTCCAGACCGATTGGGGATATATTGTATAAATGCTCTTTTATCGTGTCTATTGCTACGTGTACAGTGCCCGCGTTTGTTCCTGAATACTTCTTTTCTACGCATTTAAGAAGACTCAAGGGCGCATGTAGTGGCAGGCCATCGGTAATTATGGTGTACTCACCGCCATCTATGGTGCAGCCAGGGGCCAAAACCTGGCTACCTTTTGTTTTAAATTCTATTATGTTCTGCCATCGGTCCTTATTATATCTATGAATCTTGACAGTTGGGTCTTTTTTTAGGTATATATGGAGGCCACCGCTTATAGTCCTAACAGTCAGGGCGTCTTTGATGCCGAACTCATCTAAAAACTCTTGAACATATCCCTCGACATCGTCATCCGTGTAATTTTTTGTATCAAAATCAACTACGAGGTCAGTATCTTGCAGCAAAACGCCGATGTTGTGGCCTTTTGCGATGAATTCCTTTATTTCTTCTAGTGAGTGATTTGAGTTTGGCCAATCTGTAGACAGCGGAATTTTGGCATTAGAGTGCAAAGGAACATATTTGCCCTTGAATCCATTGTTAAATTTTTCAAAATGGGTTAAATTCAATAAGTGCCTTTTTCCTTCAGGTCGCCTTAGTTTTCTGAGGTGGCCCCTTTTCGTCTAGTGAGTAACAGTTCTACTCTATGCCCCACTAGTTTGTCAAGGTATTCCAATATGATATACGAAAGTCCTAAAGTTTTATTCAAAACCACCGATAAGTTAAAAGTAAGCGGGGCAATTAAGCCTTTTTAAACGGGTGAACTATGATATACTATAGGCTAATATGTGAAATGATTGGGGCAATAGTCGTGCCCGCCGTATGTGGTATTAGCATAGGCGCGTTAACAGACTACATGAGATCTCTACCTAGCCCTTACAATTTTATATCTATTTTTTTGGCGGTTACGGCTATAGTTTCTGTATCTGCAACGATATGGTTAATAACAAAACAAAGGAAAATGCTATGCAAGTAAAAGTTAAATTCGGTGACACAATTCTTTTATCATTAGGCGGTGGACTTTTCAGAGAAATTTCTTACGACCGCTTGAAAGACAATTTCGAACGTGTTAAAAAGTACAACCAAACTAAAGTCGGGGCGGTGTCTAGAGCTGTAAAACTCTATGACTACGCAAAACGAAATGGGAAATTTACTAACGGTGCTAAAACTACCCCCGAGAGTTTAGCTAGAATGGCATCCACAATCACAGGGAAAATAATGGCTCTCGATCCACATGAACACGCGCAGTTTAAAGGTTGGATGTCGAAATGATTAAGATGCAGATGCGGTCTGGGACCGTAGTAGATATCTTGGCTTTAAAGCCAAGTGACTTTAACATTCGAGATATAGCTCACTCTTTGAACCACATATGCAGGTTTAACGGGCATACTTCGAAGTTTTATTCAGTTGCGCAGCACAGTCTGCATGTCTCTGAATTAATGAGGCAGGCAGGCTACTCTCCTATACTAGTCCTGATGGGACTTTTACATGACGCCCATGAAGCATTCACGGGAGATATGGTCACTCCGATGAAAAAATTATTCCCTTACTTTGAGGTGATTTCTAACAATATACAAGATGTGATCTGGAAGAAATATGGACTAAACCCTTCAAGTGCGGACACCGCAATTATTAAAGAGTACGACACGATGTCACTGCTAATTGAGGCAAAATATCTAATGGGTGACCCGCAATGGGCAAGAGACATCGAGGTGTTAGTAGCGGGGCATATACTGCCGTCGCGCACCCGCGCCAAGCTAGACTTTATAAATACTTTTGACTACTTAGTTGAGGAGATTGAGAGTGAGTAAACTAGTAGTAGGCCCTAAACCAACAAAATTATGGTTTGAAGACAGGATTGAAGAGATGTCTAACCGAAAGGAAACGAAATGATTAACGCTAATGATAAAGCTGATGTGCATCGTATTTTAAATAATTTTGCACGTGTTCCTGGATGGAATGCCACGATGAATTCAGACCAGGTTGATTACTTATTTCAGAATCATTCTGACACGATTTTTTGTAGGGGTTATTTACGTAGGATTGTGGCAAAGTCTATCACGAATAAAACGTACACAGTTAAAACGGAGCCATTTCTATGATTTTATCTAAAAAAGAAGTTGAAGGATTTAAAAAAGCAGCCGAGCCTTTGATGAAATGGATGGCTGAAAACTTACATCCACACACAACGGCGATTGTTGATCAAGGCCGGGCTGAACTACTTGAAGGAAAATGTGCTCATGTGACCGAGGAGTTTATTTTAGATTGATGACTATTCAACAAACAGAGGGTAAATGAATGAGTTGTGAATCTTGTCAGACACCAAAAGTCGAAGTTGAATATTGCGATAGGTGCAAACTTAATCTTTGCAAAATTTGTGATGAAGATCCTGATCATGCTGACAGTCACGACAACGTTCAAAATACAGATGATTAAGGAACCTGAGGAAATATAAATGAAGAAAACTAAGCATACTATAGTTGAGATTCACCCTGATGTGTTTTTTCACATGTTAGGGCTACCCGACGAAGTTAAGTACGAGGGATGTGTGATTTCTTGGCGTCACGGTAGACAAGTAATTGAAATGGGGCTTTCGGGTGAAGGGCTGAGTAAAGAATTTATTGCCCTCGAAGGTAGCGAACCCAAACGTGCAATTATACATCTTGACCAACTATACGATGAGAAAACTAACCGAAAATCCGTTGCTTTTAAGGGGATAGCTCCAGTTGAGTACTGAAAAGATAAATATTTCAACTAACAAGTGCTAGGTAGAATCTAAAAAGTGTGTTACCCTCCGCTTCACGTAATAACTTAGAAAAGGAAAAAGCCATGACCAGAGAAGAGGCAATAGAACTAATCGGGCCATTAGCAGAAGCGCTAAAAATTCTAACCGAAGGGGGAGAAGATTCGAAGGCTAAAAAAGCAGCGGATGCAAAAGCTAAAAAAGCAGCGGATGCAAAAGCTAAAAAAGCAGCGGATGCAAAAGCTAAAACAGAAGAAGTTACGGAAACTCCCACTGTGGATGACGACCTTTTTGGGGAGGATGACGGTGAGCCTGCTGAGGTAAAAACGCCTGGGGAGGTTAAAACATTAGTTCTTGAGTGGATTCAAAGCGACCCAGATAAAAATCGGCCAATAGCTCAAGAGACCTTTCTAAAAATCACAGGGCTAGAAAAAATGAACAAAGTCACAGACAAAAATGCGACTGAAGTCTATGGGAAACTTGTAGCAGCTTTTAAAAAATAATTGATATTGGTGGCCGCCTGGCCGCCATTTTAATAAGGAATTACTCATGCAACAAAGACACTTTGCCACAGTACTTAAAGAACGTGGGGGCAATTTAATGTCTTTTATTGAGAATTTTAAAGAACAAAAACCGCAAGAACATATTTTAGACTGCATTCTCTTAGAGGCTACGTTCTCCCTGATAATTGCTAAGGCTTTTGATTGGTCAAAGAGTAACGAAGGTTGGAAGCACTGGCATGCAGTAGCCTTTCCATTCGGGGTAGATGGAACAGATTTTTCAATAATGCATTAAAAAGGACATGAAATGATTAAGCGGTTAGGCGTTATACCTGATTTGTCCGCCGGGTTTAACAAGCATAATGGGATGATTAGACAGCTAGATACCATATCTGCTATATCCGCCTGGTTTAACGAGCAGAAAATACCAGTGTTATTTAGAGAAAACACAAACGAGCGTTCCATTACCTTAGCTATACTTGAGAAAGATAGGGTTTTTGTGCAGGCGGCAATGGCCTATCAAACATCATGTGCATTAGGTATAGATTACATTATTGTAGAAGACGCCGCGCAGCTTACACAAAAACTATTGGGTCCGATTAGTATAGAAGAGGAAATAAAACTGAAGGAGAATGGGATGAATATCGAACAACATATAAATATAGTACTAGGTCTGTTGTATTTGGGGTCTGTGTTTATATATATTAGGACTGAAAACTATGTATCCATGCTTTTAATGCTTTTAATGAGTTTGGTTGTCGTATATCGTATGTTTTAGTAATAAAAAACTAAAGTTTCTCCTCCGATCTACCGATAAGGTATTTGAAAGGGGGAGAAGACATGACCCGAATGGCAACCGAAGAAGAAAAGATGATATCACGAAAGTCTATCGAGTACTTTCAAGAACTAAAAAAACTAAAAGCTCAGCTAGAAAAGGAAATATATGACAGTCCATGCGAAACTAGGCGCATCGTCAGCAAAAAGGTGGTTTAAGTGCCCTGGCTCATTGAAGCTCGTAGAGATGACTCCCGAGTCTTGGTTGGATGATTCATCTGAATACTCTGACGAGGGCACGCATGCCCATGACCTAGCCGAGTTTTGTCTAAATAGAGGTATGACAGGGCTTGACGCTACTCCTAACGAAATGTTAGCCGAAGCAATTCAGGTCTATTTAGATAAGGTTCTGGGCGATATGGACACTCTCTTAAACCCGGTACTTTTTGTTGAGAATAAATTCAAAATATCAGACGAGTTGTTTGGAACTAACGACTCTCTTATCTGGGATGATATATCCGAAACTCTGCTCGTCTATGACTACAAACACGGTGCGGGGGTTGTTGTTGAAGTCGATAGTAATAAACAGATGTCTTATTATACTCTCGGTGCCATTAAGCAACTAAAAATTAATCCTAAACGAATTGTAATGACTATTATTCAGCCAAGGATCGATCATGCAGAGGGTACCGTGAGGAGTTTTGAAGCTAATCAGGAATATATGGCCCAGTTCAAAAAGGACTTAGACGCTGCGGTTGCTAGGGTGAAAGACCCAAAGGCCCCTTTAGAAGCTGGCGACCATTGCCATTTCTGTCCGGCACTAGCAGTATGCCCTGCGTACCGGAAAAAGATTGTAGACTGCGGAAATAATGCGTTATTAGTCGAGAATTATAAGCTCGGTGAGTACCTTGGGAAATGGAAAGCGGCCCTTGGCCGAGTTATTTACCTCAATTTAGCAAGTGGAAAAACAGTGCCCGGATTTAAATTAGTTCTGGGTAAGAAAAATAGGCAATGGAGAGATGCTGACAAAGTATCTGAGCTTTTAAAAGACGAGCCAAAAGCATTTAAACCATCAGAACTAAAATCACCTGCTCAGATTGAGAAGGTAAAAAGTAAAAAATGGGTCGCAGAGTATGCATTTAAACCAGAGGGCGCATTGACCACTGCGCCATCATCGGATAAAAGGCCTGCTTGGTCAAAAGCAGCGCATGACTTTAAAGATGTGGAGTGTGAGAAATGAAGTGTCTAATACTAGTGCTAACGCTAATCCTAATACTATTGCTATCAAGTTGCGCGTCTATGAAACAAGTGGTAGATCCGATTGAGGCAATGCAAATCTGTGACGAATCCGGCGTTCGAAGCTATTCCGCCCTTTCGGGGCGTGTCACTTGTAGGGAGTAAGAGATGAATAGAATGATGATAGATATTGAAACTCTAGGTATTGGCATAGACGCGGTAGTTCTAACAGTGGGGGCTGTAGTTTTCACAGATATTAAAGTGACCAAGAAAGTATACTGGGAGTTAGATTGGTTGGATCAAGTAACTGAAGGCCGAAAAGTAGATAAAAGTACTTGGGCTTGGTGGAGGCAGCAAAATAAGGACGCGTACAACAAAGCTTTGTATAGATTACACGAAAGTTGTCCTACCCTAGACGCACTAAAAGGGCTACACAAACTGTACACAAGTAGTAATTGCGCAGAGATATGGTGTCAAGGGGGCTCTTTTGACATACCTATTATCGAAAGTCTAATAAGTACTTATGGGCTAACACCCGCTTGGCGTTATAATCAAGCACGGGACAGCCGAACGCTCAGAAAAATCCTAAACTTGAGGGAGCCCGCTTTTAAAGGAACCCCGCACCACGCTCTCCATGATGCATTATACCAAGCTAACAGGGTTATTGATTGTCTTAAACATATTGCGGGTGGGGGGTAGAGATGGAATTAAAAGAATTTAAAGGCAGACTAGAACGGCAAGGCGTAAGCTGGGAGTTATTCTGCGAAAGGGCGGGCCCCACCTTTAGAGCCAGCAGGGACGACGATTTTTATAGCCTTGTTAGCACGGCTTTTAATTGGTGGTATACCGATGAGAAGTATGACTTCTGGGATGAAGTGGCAAGTGAGATAACGGTTGAACCGAAGAAAGGGAGTGCTATGACAACAGAAGAATTCTTTAAATTTTTTGAGGAAACGACAGCTAGAATGGTGAAAATCAGTAGGGCTAAGAACTCTGACTACACGGGCGCGGCTGATAATGATCCATTTGCCAACTTTACCCGGGTAGAATCCATCGGTATATGTAGCACCGAGACAGGATTCTTAACGCGTATGACTGACAAGCTGTGCCGCATCGCATCTTTCGTTAAACAAGGAAGCCTGCAAGTTAAAGACGAGTCTGTACAGGATACACTCCTAGACCTAGCTAATTATTCGATCCTAATGCTAGCGTATTTGGAGTCTCAGAAAGGTAACAAATGAGTTTTAAAAGAATGAACGTACAATTTATCACTAGTAAAAATGTTCTAGAAAGTACGGCGGATGTGGTTTTTAAAAATTCTATTCCTGGTGAGTTCACACGGCCCGTGGCTATTAAAGAACTTGTTAAATTGTGGGCGCAACATAAACCCAGGCGCGGCGAAAAGTTTTTAGTCAAGGCCAATAAACGAGGTTATCTAATAACTACCGCCGAATTTAATAAAGCTAAGGGTTTACTATAGACATGACGACAAAGTGTAACAGATCAGCGTGTAGTAGCACCAAAACAAACTACTATAATTTCTCTACGAGGAAATATTATTGTGAGCCGTGCGCGGAAAAAATTAATAAGTTGAATCGAAAAGACGCTCTTAGATTATACGGACATGACTTATGCTTAAAAAGGAAAGATTTTTGATAGATAATTAAGACTCGAATTACCTAGGGGCAATGGCTACGCTCCGAAAAACGAGGATAGATAGCTAGTGGCACAAGAAAGGAGCTGGGAAACCATAAACCATTGTGACAACCACAAATTTCGGGCTCTCGACGTAGGAAAGACGATAACTGTCCCACTGGTAAAAGCGGAGCGGGATGATGGACCTAGGATAGCCGACCCCCGTTCCGCCTAAACTATTCACTTGAGAAGGATAAAAATGATGTGGCGGGATAAAAGTTCCAGACACGACGATGGGCGGATATGGGAACTAAAGCTCCCTAATTTGAAGGTTTGTGTTCACAGACATATTTATTACGATAAGAATACATGGCTTCTTACTTGTGGTGAGTTAGATATTATCGGTCGAGTTTTGACTTCAAACGCTTTAAGAGAGGCGCAAGTTGAGGGCCTAAAACTAGTGCAGGCAAAAATAAACAAATATCGTTTGGACATTGATAAGGAATTAGGAAAGATATGATAAATGAGCTACTAAATCACCCATGACCTAACGGAAAGGATTGAACTAGATGTTTGATGAACTTGAACCAAAAGATTTTTTAATAGCTGGAGTCGTCGCTTATATTTCGGCTGTAGTATTTTTTGGCTCATTACTTGGAGCTATTTTAATACGATGACTAATGAGCTTGAAAATTGGCCTGATTGCCCCGTAGACGGGTGTGACAAAAAGATATGTCTTGCCCTAGATAGTGATAGATGTTTTCCGCATACGATGGACAGACACACTAAAAAAATTATTAGAGATATGAAGCTAAACTTTGAAAAAATAAAAGAGACCGTTTAACAGATGGTTGATACCTAAGAAAATAAAGCTTGATTAATCCTTCAGTCTACAGTAAGTTTATAACCCTCAACAATTTAATAATCGGAGTATTTTTATGAGTAAAGAGCAATTTAGGACGCCAAAATTTAGAGTTTCTTTCCCGCAGTTATTAGCCCCGGGGAAACCAATGCAGGAAGGGGGGAAAGAAAAGTATTCTGTCATGATGATTTTTGACGAGGCAGCACAAGCGACTGATCATTTCAAAGCGATCAAAAAAAGTGTTGTAGAGTTACTTAAAAATGAATGGCCTAAAGCTAAAAAAGAAGTGCTACAAGAACGGTATTTGAAAGTGTTTAAACCCGCTGAAAAGTGTGTACGTCAAGACGACGGTGAGAGATACCCCGGTTGCGAGGACGGTTGTATTGTCCTAAAAGCACAGTCTGACTACAAGCCTGAGGTTATTAATCAGCAAAAAGAATCGATAACTGAAGAGAGCGAGGTTTACGCTGGGTGTTACGCGATCTGTAAGGTAACCCCCTCTATCTATGATATGCCGACCAACAAGGGAGTAACTCTTTATCTTGGCAATGTCATGAAGTTAGCAGAGGGTGAGAGACTCGCGGGGAATAAATCAGCAGATGCTGACTTTGAAGATGTTGAGGTTGAAGAGATAAACCTAGACGACATAAACTTATAATCGAAAGGTACGCACATGCTAAAATTAATACTGTTTGCGTTAGTACTAACGAGTTGCATATCAAGCTACCCAACTGTATCGGAAGTTTCCGAAATATTTGAAGACCCCGACGTTGAGAAGTGTGAAGACATTGTAGCCGCAATGATAACAGACCTAATACATAAAGGGTGGCGTCCTAGTCAGCCAAACATATCAGACCAAGGGGTAACTTTCTCCCTGACAAAAGGTAACTTTAGAAAACTTATAGTGGTTATGGACGCAGCTAAGCGCTGGGATGTCTCCAAGTCGGCTGAGTACTTAGGATTCTGTGTGGCCAGGGGCGCGCGGATTGGCCACGTGATGCAGGATACAGTCACAGTCCCCCCTATCCCTTCGGAGATCATAATACGGTGACAGTAAATATCCATTTAGACTTTGAAACTAGATCCAAGTGCGATCTCATGAAAAGAGGCGCTTGGGTCTATTCAAAAGACAAATCCACTGGAATTCTGTGCATCTGTTATGCGTTTGGAGATGGGCCCGTTCAGTTGTCTCATCCCGCTTATCCTCAAATCCCTGCTAGAAACTGGCCGCCAAAAGATCTATTAAACGCCGTATCTGACAGGTCTAATACAGTCCATGCTCACAATTCTTTCTTTGAAATGTCTATCTGGGAAAATGTACTTGTCGGTCAATTCGGGTGGCCGGCTGTACTGGATAACCAATGGCGTTGCACACTATCAATCGCCGCGTTCCATGCGCTTCCTAGAAGCCTAGATGGTGTATCAAAGGCGCTAAGCCTAGATAAGATCAAAGATCTATCCGGCAAACGAATGATGCTTAAATGCTCAAAGCCAACTCAGGACGGCGGCTGGCATGAGGTTAAAGACGATCTTTTAACTACATTCAAATACTGCATCCAAGATGTAGAAGTAGAGCGGGCTGTTGAAGATCGCCTGTCTCCGCTGCCGCCAACCGAGTTATTAGTTTGGCAATTAGATCAAAAAATAAATAAACGCGGTATTCTGTTTGATAAAGTTCTAGCAGAAAACGCGATTGAGATAGCAGAAGAAGAGAAAGCCAGGGCTAATATATCTATATTCGAGATGACTGATGGGGAAGTTATGTCCACAGGAGCTCGAAAGGATTTTGACGAATGGACTTTTTGGAATGGATACGACTTCAAGGGTCTATCACTCTCAAAAGATTTAATCCCTGATTATCTATCTGATTCAAAAATACCTAAAATAATAAAAGACGTAATAGAACTAAAATCATCTGTGTCGGTTGCCAGTGTCAATAAATACAAAGCTATGATTAACCTTATGGACGACGATAATAGAGTAAGAGATGGGCTTAGATATTACGGCGCGACAACTGGCCGATGGGCAGGTAAGGGCGTGCAGATTCATAACTTCCCCCGTGGCTATGGTAAAGAGATGGTGGACGTTTGCGAGGCGCTTCACACCAAGCAGCTAAACTATATTACTTTTATGTATGACGACAAACCAATGCAAGCTTTAAAAAAAGCAACCCGTGGGGCTGTAATTAGCCCACTGGGTGAAGAGATGCTTGTAGCAGATTATAGCTCAGTAGAAGCTCGTGGGCTGATGTGGTTAGCTGGTGACGATGAGGCAGTTAAAGTATTCATGGACTCTGATAGAGACCCCAAGAACCACCCCGACACTTATTGCGTAATGGCCACCGCTATCTATGGGTACCCTGTGAATAAAAAAGATCATCCGTTCGAGAGACAACTAGGAAAAAAGTCAATACTTGGAGCAGGTTATGGCATGGGCTATGCAAAATTCTTTGCTACCATTACTCAGGACGGCATCATTCTCAGCGCGGCACTTGTTAAGAAAATGGTGCCCCCTGATGAATTGGAGGCACTTAAAAAACAAGTTATTGCAGACGCCCCCCAGTTAGCCAAGTCTGGGATAAATGTTAGAGAGAATCTAGCTGGACTTGTTGGCAGTAAGTACATCATAAATATGTACCGCGATAAATACCCCTTAGTAAAAAAGCTTTGGTATGATGTAGAACAGGCTGCTTTAGAAGCTATGAGAAATCCAAACACTGATGTCCTGGTTTCTAAGTTGAAATGGCGGTACGAACAAGGCTACGGGTTCTTACAGTGCGAATTGCCTAGCGGTAGAAAATTAAACTATCCATTCCCGAGACTTGAGCCGACAATGATGATAACGTTCACGGCTGTTAACCCAAAGGGCCGAAAGATTAAAATAAAGTTTAATAAAATACACACAATAACCGATGAACCAATTAAGGCTAAGAGGCTAGCAGAATCAAAAGGATATAAACTTGAGAGCGATGAGCCAGACATTTGGGAAAGCGAGAAATTAACTTACCTCAAAGCAGAGTCAGGGCAGGTGAGGAGAACCCCGACATATGGGGGGAAGCTAGTGGAAAATGTGACTCAAGCAGTATGTCGAGACTTAATGGCTGAGGCGATGTTAAACGCGGAGGACGCTGGGTTTGCACTCACGTTCACAGTACATGACGAGATAGCCTGCGAGGTCAAAAAGAATACTAAGACGCTTAAAGAGTTTGAAGAAATACTCTGTCAATTGCCTCCGTGGGCTGAGGGCTTCCCAATTAGCGCGGAAGGCTTTCAATGCACTCGGTATAAAAAATAGGAGATTTATTATGACTACTGAAACACCTACATTTCTAGTAAGATCGGGTAGCTCCCCAAAAAGAGCGGTAGTCCGCAAAGGAAAGCTCTACTTTGGGTGTGAGATATGGCCGGTAAATAGAGCTTATCTAGCTCTAGATAAGCTATGCAATAGGCAGCAGTCACACACTATGGTCCTAGATGGTGTTGTCCTATTGGCTACTAGAAAGGGCATTCAATATAATGATATGACATTATCTTGGGAAGATGCGGATAGTTTAATTACACTCTTATATCCTCATTACCAGCATAAATTCTATGAGGACTCCGATCAGAAACTTTCTGAAAAATATCAGAAAGCTTCATTTCGGGGTGTGAATTTCTTGCTTCGATCGGAAGATGTCAGAGAGGAAGACCTAGAAAGTGACTGACTGTACACATACTATTAGTTTTGTAAAGAGACAAGCTAAGTGGATT